CAGAAACTGAAGTTAAATTATTAAAAAAAGCACTGCAACAGTGGACCAAGTCTAACAGATTCGCTAGAAGAATATTCCGTATTTTTAGAAACTGTTTAAAATACGGTGATTGTTTCTTTGTGAGAGATACAGAAACTGACAAGTTGTTGTATATGGATCCTGCAAAAATTGATAGAATCATTGTAAATGAATCTGATGGAAAGGTTCCTGAACAATATATCATAAGAGACATCAATCCTAATTTACAAAAATTATCTGCCACACAGATCACACCAAATCAATTGTATGGTGGTACTACTGGTGGACCATATCAACAAAACTATATGGGCACAGGACAAGGCATGGGCACAAGTCCAACAGGAGCAGGAGCATCCGGCGGAAGATTCTACAGAACCATGAATCAATATGCTATCAATGCTGAGCACGTGGTACACATGAGTCTATCAGATGGTATGGACAATCTATTTCCGTTTGGTCAATCAGTGTTGGAACAAGTGTTCAAGGTTTACAAACAAAAAGAATTATTAGAAGATGCAATCATCATTTATCGAGTACAAAGAGCACCAGAACGAAGAGTATTCTATATCGATGTGGGTAACATGCCCACACACTTGGCTATGCAATTCGTTGAGCGAGTTAAAAACGAGATTAATCAGAGAAGAATTCCTAGTACATCAGGCGGAATGAGTTATATCGACGCCACATACAATCCAATGAGTATCAATGAAGATTACTTCTTTCCACAAACAGCAGAGGGCAGAGGATCTAAAGTGGACACATTGCCAGGAGGAACTAACCTAGGAGAGATTGACGATTTAAGATATTTCACTAACAAATTGTACAGAGGTTTAAGAATTCCAAGCTCATACTTGCCTACAGGTGCTGACGACGGAGCGCAACAATACAACGATGGTAGAGTGGGCACAGCATACATTCAAGAATTAAGATTTAACAAATATTGCGAAAGATTACAGAGTTTAATTGCTCCAGTGTTTGATGAAGAGTTTAAATTATGGATCAAACACAAAGGTTACACCATTGACAACAGCACATTTGAAATTAAATTTAATCCGCCACAAAACTTTGCACAATACAGACAAACAGAAATGGACCAAAGCCGAGTGGGTACATTTGTACAGGTGGCAGAGTTACCTTACATGAGCAAACGTTTTGCATTGAATAGATTTTTAGGATTATCGGAAGAAGAAATGGCAAAAAATAGCACACTGTGGGCCGAAGAGAACGCAGTAGCACAAAAAAAACAAACCAAAACTACTCAATTAAGATCAGCAGGCATTAGTCAAGGCAACATACAATCAGATTTAGATCAGTTTGAAAACCCAACTCCAGAAGAAGGAGCACCAACACCAGGCACACCAACACCAGGTACAACTAGCACACCGTCTACAGGCGGAACACCGGGTACCACTCCGGGTGGTGGAGCGACCGTCTAAGGCTTAAATAGCATTATGTATTTGAAAGAGATGTGGTCATATACTCCGCAAGGATTTGAACAGAACAAAGGGTACAATGCAGAAGATGATATTTCTGTATTAGACGCTGATGATACACGTAAAACTCGTTTAAAATTACGAGATATACATAAAATGCGTTTGGCTAGCGAAGCACACGATCAAGATCAAAGAGAACAAGCAGAATTTGTACAAAAGATGTACGGACAACAGCCAGCAGCCGACGATCTATCACTTTAATATAACATGTCTAACGTAGCATTCGTATTGGGCAACGGCGAATCACGTAGGGGTATCCGAATAGCAGATTTAAAACAACACGGCACTGTGTTTGCCTGTAATGCTGTGTACAGAACCGAAGAGCCCAATTATCTAGTAGCAGTGGATCCCAAAATGATACTGGAAATTGCTGAAACAGAGTATCCTAAAACACACGAAGTATGGACCAATTATAATCATCAGTACTCAAAAAATGAAAATGCTAAGAATTATATCAAATGGTTTCAACCCAGTCTAGGATGGAGCTCAGGACCCACTGCTTTAAAAATGGCTGCTGATAAAAAATTTACCATGATTTACATACTGGGGTTTGATTATCAAGGACACGTTAAGGATGCAAAAAACAAAAGATTTGGTTTTAATAACGTATTCAAAGACACTAGAAACTATAAAAAAAGCTCAGACGAAGCTACATATCATGGAAATTGGTTAAATCAAACCAAAAGAGTGGTTGCAGATTATCCTCAGATTGAGTTCCGCAGAGTAATACGCAAAGATACATTTAAACCGCACGATTTAGAGTTTAGTACCAACATTAAACACCTAGATATTGATGAATTTCTAAAGATACATAATATACAAGTCCAACCATAGCCAAAAACCACCGTTTTTGGCCTAAAAGTACCGCTTTATTTCTCCGGTCGCGTAAATACAACACTTTATAAAGTATAAATCAAACTTGCCAAAAGGAGCACGTGCAAATGACACAATCTACAAACAAATTCGAGCAATTGCTGGAATTATTAATCAACGAAGAAAACGATAAAGCCCAAGCGCTATTTCACGAAATCGTTGTGGAAAAATCTAGAGACATCTACGAAGGTTTAGCAGAAGCTGAAACTAAAGAAGACTCTAAAGAAGAAGTTAAAGAAACTGAACAAGCTGAAGTAAAAGCAGAAACAGTTAAAGAAACAGAAAAAACAGATTCAAAAGACGAATCAGTTGACGAAACTGTTGAAATTGAAGAAGAATCAATTGAAGAAGTTGGTGGCGATGCTACTGATGATTTAATCGGTGACATTTCAGCTGACGAAAAAGGCGATGCAGAACACGGTGATGATGCAAATGGTGAAGAACCAGCTGCTGATGCCCAAGCTGACGCTGGAATCGAAAATAAAATCGTTGACTTAGAAGATGCTTTAGAAGAATTAAAAGCAGAATTCGAAAAAATGATGAATGGTGACAATGGCGAAGATTCAGAAGAGAAATCAGAAGAATCAGTAGCAATTGCTCAACCAGCTCAAGATGCTCAGGCACAAGTTGCAGTAGCTCAAGAAGCTAAAGAAGAAATGACGAAGGAAACTGTAAAAGAATACAAGATCCAGAAATCAGCTGACAACAAAGATGCTTCAGACAAATCAGCAAAATCACCAGTAGTTGACGCAGGAACTAAAATGGGACAAGGTGCTAAAAATATAGCACAAGGTAGCAAAGAAGAAAAAGGTGCTACTGCCCCAACTGCTAAAAAAATCGAAACTAGTTTCGAAAACACTGGCGGAAAAGACAAATCAACTTCTTTCAAAAAAGAAGTAAAAGCCGACAATAAAGACGGTTCAGATAAGTCTGCTAAATCTCCAATCGTTGCTGCTAAGAAGTAAGCAATAGAATAGAGAACAGGGAGCAAAGATGGGACTATACCTAAGAGAGCATTTAACCTACGATCAGGCCAGGATGGAAGTCTTGCACGAAGGCAAGGAAGGCAAGGACCTTTATATGAAAGGAATTTGTATCCAAGGCGGCATTAAAAATGCCAATCAGAGAGTTTACCCAGTAACTGAAATTCAGACAGCGGTAAAAACACTCAATGATCAGATCACATCAGGTTATTCTGTTCTGGGAGAAGTAGACCATCCCGATGATCTAAAAATTAATTTGGACCGTGTTAGCCACATGATTACTGATATGTGGATGGACGGTCCGAATGGATACGGCAAGATGAAAATCCTGCCAACACCAATGGGCCAACTAGTGAAAACTATGTTAGAGTCTGGAGTCAAACTAGGCGTGTCAAGCCGTGGTTCTGGAAACGTTTCAGAATACGGTGGAGGACAAGTTAGTGATTTCGAGATCATAACAGTGGACGTAGTGGCACAACCTTCAGCACCGGGTGCTTACCCAACTGCAATTTACGAACATTTGTTGAATACAAAGGGCGGAAATAAAGCAATGGGTCTGGCTGCTGAGATTAGAGATGATAAAAAAGCACAGAAGTACCTTAAAGAGGCACTAACCAACATAATAAAGGACCTAAAATAATGTTCGACGCAATATCAAAACTGGTTGAATCAGGCGTTATTGGAGAAGAAACTCAAAAGACTATCCAAGAAGCATGGGAAAACAAAGTTAAAGAAAA